CGCTCTGCAAGGCCGGTAACCATTCGGGAAGCCCGTAGATCTCCTGGCTGATATCTGCCACCCGCAGGTGGCACACGCTACCGGGCTTGAACGCGTGCTCATCCTTCCAGCCGCGAACCTGGTAGTAAGTATCCAGATCAATCCCTCGGCGCATGTACTTGGCTAGGCAGGGTTGCAGGCCGATCGCCTGGCGCAGCATGTTGTCGCGCTTCTCCAGATAGAGGTTGCCCGACCAGCCCCAGTCCATGGCGATCTGCTCGAACGCCTGCCGGCTCAGGAGTCGGTGCGGTATGAACGTGCGGGCCAGCGCGTTGCGTTTGAAGATCAGGCCCGACTGCAGGTAGACGCTCGCCTTCGACGACTTCGCCAGGCCGGTCAGCGAGACCGGCGGCTCGTACCAGCGCCCATTGGACCAGCACTCCAGGTAATCAAGGATTTCCCGGCCATCGAGCACCGGTACCGGATCACCGAAGGTGAACGCCATCGACTGCCGCCCCTGGGCCTGGGCCAGTAGCTCACCCTCGGGGGATTGCGGCACGGTGGCCAGTTCCTGGTGGCTGCTCATCAGTAAATCTCCATGATGCCGGTGTTGGCCACGGTCTGGCCCTCCAGCGGCTCGTTGTGCAATGCGTGGAAGAGCGCCCACGCCAAGTCGGCGTGGCCGGTGTTGTCGTTGCGACCGGCGGTGTAGGTGAACTGGCGACCGCCCGGGGTGACGGTCTTGCGGATGGCCATCAGCGACTGAGCCAGGTCGGTCCAGCCGGCATCGAACTCCAGCCGCCCCTTGCTGATCACGTCCCATGCCTTCATCACCAGGCGAGTCTTGACCTCGGGGTTATAGGAGAACGTGCGCAGCGCCGGGAAGAACGGGCGCACCAGCTGGGCCACCGCGCTGCCGAGCCCAGTGGTGTCGATGCCGATGTAGGTGACCCAGTAGCGTCGTGTTACTTGACGAATAGTCTCGGCCTGGGCGGTGAAGTCCATCCCCCGGAACTGGTGCCGCTCCAGGACACGGAACTTGCCGCCCGGTACCAGCGGCGGCGCCACCACGATCAGGCCAGCGGTATCGCCCGACTCGGCAGGGTCATACCCGACCCAGACCTGCCGATCGGCAAAGGGTCTTGCGGCAAACGGCTTGTAGTCTTCCCAGACAGACCAACTGTCCACCATGCACGGCTGCAGCATGTTCAGCGGGAAGATGCTCGCTCCATCGTCGACGAACTGGCACATCAGCAGGTTCTGGAACGCTGCCGCGTCGTACTCGAGCCTCAGCTCATCGATGTCGAACAGGTCGCAGCCCCGCTCCTCGGCGTCCAGGATGGTAACGATCTGTCGCCAGATCCGGTCGTCGCAGAGCTTGCCCTGCTGCAAGGCGTCATGGCTGACGTCGAGTTTCAGGTGCTGGGCGCTCGGTTTGCCCTTGTTGAACCGCTCTCCGGTCCAGAAGGTGTAGGCCTCATGCGCCATCGAGCTCGGCGTCGAGAAGTAGGTACGGCGGTACTGCTTCTGCATCGCCATGCCGGAGGCGACCTTGTTCAGCTCGTTGAACTTGAAGGTCCAGAAGAATTCGTCGAAGTAGAAATTGCCGTGGTAGCCCTGGGCAGTCCGCGCGTTGGTCCCGAGGAAATGCAGCTCGGCACCGTTGGGCAGGATGATCGGATCCCCCGTGAGCTCAACCCCCACCGTGTCGCGGGCGAACGCCTGAATGTAGGCCTTGAAGATATGGGCCTGAGCCTTGCTGGCCGACAGAAAAATCTGATTGCGACCGGTGGTCAGCGCGTCGATCAACGCTTCGCGTGCAAAGTAGAACGTTGCCCCGATCTGCCGGCTCTTCAGGATGGCCCGGGTGCGCTGATTGCCCGCCCGGTACCAGTCCTTCTGGTAGTCGAAACAGCCATCGAGAAACGCCTCGACCAGCTTCTCGACCAGTTCCTCTGGGATGTCGTTGCGCTTGGGTTTACGCTTTTCCCCGGCGTTGCGCTTGGCCAGTTCGGGGTTGAGGTCGGTTTCGGTACCGCCGTCCTGGTAGCGTTGAATTCGAGCCTGCCGCTCCATTTGCCGGTGGAGCAGGTCAATCTCCTTGAAGTCCGTCCCCGACTTGGGATCCTTCAGGAGCAGCTGTACCAGGCGCGCCTCGGTGGCCGCCTGAATTCGCTGGAGCGGCGTGGCCCGGTCCCATTCGTCGCGAGCCTTCCAGCTGTGAAGGGTCTTTTCCTTCTCGCCGATCAGCTCGGCGATCTCGCACACACGGTAGCCCTGCCAATACAGGTGTTTGGCATGGCGGCGGTGATCAGTGGGTAGGTCGACGATAGCGTTCATGCCGCAGATGCTGCCGTTCGCGCGCGCGCGACCCTATCGCCGCGCCCTGTAAACCGCCCACCTACAACTGCACCGCGTTGCCGCGCCATCGCGCGATGCCGACCATGCCCTCATCGCCAGGCACAACGCCACCGCATGAGGACTCCCAGCATGGCCGGCAAGACCGACACCCCAGCCAAGAAGTACCGCTCCAAATGGACCCGCATCGCCGTAGAAGGCGCCACCACTGACGGACGCAACATCGAGCGCAGCTGGATCGAGGATATGGCCAGCACCTACAGCCCCAACACCTACGGCGCGCGGATCAACTGCGAGCACATAAAGGGTTACTGGCCCGGTGGTGAGTTCGGTGCCTACGGTGACGTTCTGGCCCTGAAGGCTGAAGAAGTCGAGATTGCCGGGGTCAAGAAGCTGGCCCTGTTCGGCCAGCTTCAGCCCAACGACGCTCTGCTCGCCCTGAACAAGGCTGGCCAGAAGATCTACACCTCGATCGAGGTACGGCCGAAGTTCGCCGACAGCGGCAAGGCCTACCTGGTTGGCCTCGCCATCACCGACACCCCGGCCAGCCTCGGCACCGAGGCGCTGTCGTTCAGCGCGCAGCACGGCACCCTGGCCAGTCGTAAACAGGACAAAGACAACCTGTTCACTGCTGCGGAAGAAACCACTTTGGAGTTCGAAGAATTCACCGACGCTCCCAGCATGTTCACTGCGCTGAAAGAAAAGGTCGGTGAGCTGCTCGGCAAGAGCAAGGAAAAAGAACGCAAGGACGCCGCCAGCTTCGCCGCCTTGGGCGAACTGATCGAAAGCCTGGCCACCCATGGCAGCCAGCAGGCCGAAGCCTTCACCGCTGAACAGCAAGCCCGCCAGGAACTGCAAACGCGCTTTGAGCAGCTCGAGTCCAAGTTCAGCGATCTGGTCAAGCGCCTGGGTGACACCGAAGACCACAGCCAGACGCAACGACCGCCAGCAACGGGCGGCGATGGTGCCGTGCTGTCTTCCTTCTAACCCGCCCGACCGATCACCGGAGAATCACCCATGCGTAACGAAACCCGCCTCGTATACAACGGACTGTTGGCTCACATCGCCAAGCTCAATAGCGTGCCCAACGCCGCAGAGAGTTTCAGTGTCACCCCCTCGGTCCAACAGAAGCTGGAGACGGCCATTCAGGAGTCGAGCGACTTCCTCAAGCGAATCAACATCATCGGCGTCAACGACCAAGAAGGCGAAGCCATTGCCTTGGGCGTGAACGGCCCGACGGCCAGCCGCACCAACACCGCCGGCGGCAACCGCCGTAACCCGGCGAACGTGGTTGACCTGAAAAAGGACAGCTACAACTGCAAGAAAACGGACTTCGACACCTCGTTCCCCTATCAGCTGCTGGATGCCTGGGCCAAGTTCCCCGACTTCCAGGTACGCCTGGCGACGTCCATTGCACAGCGCCAAGGCCTCGACCGCATCATGATCGGCTTCAACGGCACCAGCGCCGCCGCGGCTACCGACCGGGCCACCAACCAACTGCTGCAGGACGTCAACATCGGTTGGCTGCAAAAGATCCGTACTGCCGCGCCGGAGCGCGTTCTTGACGAAGGCGCCACCCCTGGCAGGGTCACCGTCGGTGCCACTGGCGATTACAAGACCCTCGATGGGCTGGTCTTCGATGCCGTCCAGATGCTGGACCCGTGGCATCGCAAGCGCACCGATCTGGTGGTCATCGTTGATCGCGCCTTGCTGCACGACAAGCAGTTGGCTGCAGTCGAGAAAGGCGCCGCCTCCAACCAGGAAGAGAACGCCGCCGACGAAATCGTCACCAAGGGTCGTCTGGGTGGCCTGAAGATCGAAGATGCACCGTTCTTCATCGAGGGTGGCGTGCTGGTCACCACCCTGGCCAACCTGTCCATCTACTGGCAGGAAAGCGCCCGCCGCCGTCACCTGAAGGACGAACCTGAATACGACCGCGTCGCCGACTATCAGTCCTCCAATGACGCCTACGTCATCGAAGACCTCGGCCTGGTCGCCCTGGTCGAAAACATCGAGCGGGTGTAAGCCATGGCCCTGACCCTTGCCCAACGCAACCAGCTGCGCAAACGCGCAGCCCAGGAGGCGGCAGCCGCCGCCCCTGCCGCCCTGATGGAAGGCGCCACCGGCTATGAAGTGATGCTGGCCAAGCTGCAGCAGGATCAATTCCGCCTTAAGCAGGTGCAGTCCCAGGAGGGCAAAGCCAAGCTCAAGGCCGAAATGCTGCCGGACTACGTGCCCTACGTTGACGGTGTGCTCGCGGCCGGCCAAGGCGCCCAGGACGACGTGCTCACCACCCTGATGGTCTGGCGCTTCGACGCCGGCGACTTTGCCGGTGGGCTTCAGGTCGCCGGCTATGTCCTACGCCACAAGCTACCAATGCCCGACCGGTTCAACCGCACCACCGGCTGCCTGGTGGCCGAGGAAGTGGCCACCGCTGCCCTCAAGGCACAAAAGGCCGGCGGCAGTTTCTCGCTGCAGATCCTCACCGATACCGCCGTGCTGACCGACGACCAGGACATGCCGGACGAAGCCCGCGCCAAGCTGATTCTGGCCCTTGGCCGCGCCACCTTGGAAGGCATCACCGATGACCAGCCAGGGCAGCCGGGCCAGCTTCAAGCCGGTATCGACCTGCTCAAACGTGCCATCGAGCTACACAGCAGCTGCGGCGGCAAGAAAGACCTGGAGCGCGCTGAGCGCCTCCTCAAGAAACACGCCGGCACAGCCGGCTAACTGAGCGTCCCCACGCACCCGGCGGCTCGGGGCGGATCAGCAGGCTTACTCCTTGGCTTAGCTGTGAAGCCCCGACCACCGCCGACCTATTCGAGCGACCAGCATGAGCGGATTCATCGCCGGCGGCATTCCAACGGCCGCCTTCCCGATCAGCAACGGTACTTTCTGGCCAGAGATCAACGGTCAGCACTTGCGCGCCGCCATGCGCATCACCGATGCCGTTACCGACGACCGCCTGGAGGTTGCAGCGGTCAACGCGATGATCGAAGCCAACCGGGAGCTTTCCGGCTACCGGGATGCACAGCAGGCCCAGGGCTATGTCGCATTGGCCGACGTGCCGGCGGAACCGATCAAAGGCGAAAGCCAGTTACTCCATCTCTACCGCCGGGTCATTTACTGCAATGCCCTGGCCGAGCTGGTGGAGCGCTACAGCAGCTTCGATGCCACCAACAGCGGCGAGAAGAAGGTCACCGAGGAAGAAAGCAGCGCCGACCAGCTGCGTCGCGATGCCCGCAAGGCCCTGCGCAGCATCCTCGGCGTCAGCCACACCACCGTGGAGTTGCTGTGATGCCGGCCGTAATCGCCAACCAGGGCGACACCGTGGATGCCATCTGTTGGCGTTTCTATGGCCGCACCGCCGGTGTCACCGAGGCAGTGCTTGAGGCGAACCCCGGCCTAGCCGATCACGGCACCACCATTCCGCACGGCACGCAAGTCACCCTGCCCGATGCCGCGCCACAAGTTGAACAACGCCAGGTGGTGAACCTATGGGACTGACCACCGCCAACAAAAGGACCCTGTGCCATGGCTGATCCGACTTCCAGCTCTATTACCGGCCTGCTGATGGGCCTTGGCCTGGCCACCGCCGTGCCGCTGATCGATGGCGAGGCGCTGTTCGGCGCCCTCCTCGGCGCCTGGCTGGTGACCAGCATCAAACGCGATCTCAAGGCCTGGCAGCGGTTGGGTTCGCTGCTGCTCTCGGCCGGCGTGGGCTACCTGTTCGCGCCGGTGGCCCTGAAAATCGCGCCGATCATCAACAGCGGCGGCGCCGCGTTCGCCTGCGCCCTGGTCGTGATCCCGATCAGCATCAAGGCCATGCTCTGGGTCGAGCAGGCCGATCTGTTCGACATCCTGCGCCGCATCAGAGGGGGGAGCTGAAATGTCGATCATTGCCCTGGTCATTCCGCTGATCACCGCCAGCGCCTATCTGCTCGGTGCCCTGCGGCTGGCCTGCTACAACCGTGGCACTGCCCGCTACCGGCGCGGCATCTCGCTGCTGGCCAGCCTGTTCGGCGCCGCGCTGTGCATGTGCGGCCTTGAGCTGCTGCTGTTCCGCCCACCGGTGAGCCTCTGGCAGGCCGTTACCGCCGTGCTGCTCTGCACCCTGATTTACCGATCACGCGGCAATGTCGCCGCCCTACTGAGGCCAAGCGTATGACCCTCACCCTGCGCCACGGCGACCGTGGCCAAGCCGTCAGCCAACTGCAAAAGCAGCTCAATCAGACCGGTGCCAAACCCCCACTGGTCGTTGACGCCGACTTCGGCGATGCCACCGAAAAGGCGGTGCGCGCCTTCCAGGTCAGGGCTGGCCTGGTCGACGACGGCATTGTCGGCAGCAAAACCCAGGCGGCCCTGGCCGGTGCCGATTGCCGCCTTCTGCTGGGCAGCGCCACCCTGATGGCGGGCGCCGAGCGCCTGGGCGTCGAGCTGGCTGCGATCTACGCCGTCAACGAGGTGGAGAGCCACGGCCAGGGCTTCCTGGCCAACGGCAAGCCGAAAATCCTATTCGAGCGGCATGTCATGTACAAGCGACTGGCGTTGCCACACAACGAGGGTGACGACGTCGTCGAGTTGCAGCGCCATGCCGATGAGCTGGCGACCGCCTACCCGCACCTGGTCAACCCCCGCCCGGGCGGCTACGTCGGCGGTACCGGCGAGCACCAGCGCCTGGCCCAGGCCCGCATGCTCGATGCCGACCGGGCCGCCGAGTCGGCGAGCTGGGGGGCCTTCCAGATCATGGGCTACCACTGGCAACGCCTGGGCTATGCAAACCTGGCTGACTTCGTCGCCCGGATGCACCAGGACGAACGCGAACACTTCGAGGCCTTCGTCCGCTTCATCGAGTCGGATCCGGCGTTGCACAAGGCGCTCAAGGGTAAGAAGTGGGCGCAGTTCGCCAAGCTTTACAACGGCCCGAACTACGCCAGGAACCTCTACGACGTGAAGCTTGAACGCGCCTACGAACGGCATGCCGCCTGCGGCTGCACCCTCGCTGCATAACCCGTAACAGAGGCCCAGGAGTTCCCATGTTCGACATTGCCCAGATCCGCAAGCACAGCCCCCGGGACGGTGACGTCTTCGTATTGCCCGAGGGAACCAACCACCAGGACGCCCAGGACTTCGCCGAGGCACTGCATATGGCGTGCCCGGGCGTGAAATGCCTGGTAATCGCGACCGATATCCAGCGTCTGGATGTCGCCGCGATGAACGCCGCCGGCTGGTACCGGGCGTGATCGATCTGCGACAGGCAGGATTGACTGCTGCGGGCTATGCAGCTCTAGCCCTGCTGTTCTGGGGCCAGCATCAGCGCCTTGAGGTGGAGAAAGCCAAGTCCGCTAACGCCGTTGAGCGCCTGCAGACAGTCCAGGAGCGCAGCGATCGCCAGGCCGCCACCTTCGTTCGCCTCGACGCCGAGGTGCAGGCCGAGCGCGCCGCCCAGGCCGCCCTGCGCACCACCCAGAACCAACTGCGCCAGAACCTGGCCGAAAGCCTCAACCAGATCCAGGAGCTCGAACATGCGAACGCCGAACTTGCCGATTGGTCCCGCCAGCCTCTGCCTGATGCTGCTCGCAGGCTGCGTGAGCGCCCCGCCATCACCGGCGCCGCTGAATACCGTGACTGGTTGTCCCGCCGTCGTGCCCTGCCGCCTGCCAGCGGCGGGACCGATCGCTAACGGAGATTTGCTGCGCGATGCCGAAGCGGTGGAAGCCGCCTGGGCTGACTGCGCCGCCCAGGTCGATATGGTGTACCAGGCGCAACAGAGGGCTCGTCGCCCATGAACAAGCCCGACTCGCTGCGCAACCACCTGCTTGCCGCCGTGCCCGAGCTGCGCAACAACCCCGACTGCCTGCTGGTGTTCATCGACAACGGCACCGTCCGAAGCACCGCCGCCGTTGGCCTGTCCTTCGAGTACGCCTACACCCTGAACGTGATCTTGACGGACTTTGCCGGCCACCCGGACGCCCTGATGATCCCCCTGCTGGCCTGGCTGATGGTCAACCAGCATGAGCTGATCGCCAACCTGGAAAAGGGCAAGGAGGCCATTAGCTTCGAGGCTGACGTCCTGGACAACAGCAAGGTCGACCTGTCGATCAAGCTTGCTCTCACCGAGCGGGTGATCGTCAAGAAACAGGACGACGGAACGCTGCAGGTCAGCCACCCGGACGAGCCTCAGCTTGAGCCGTTCCTGCCGGCCGGAGACTGGAAGCTCTACGCCGGCGGCGAACTGCTCGCCGAATGGCAGAGCACCGCCCAGGACGGCGGCGATATCGCCAGCTCGCACCCTCGCCGCCATGACTGATAACCTCAACGCCTTGGAAGACTGGGCCGGCGCCCTGCTGGCCAAGCTGGAGCCGGGCGTCCGCCGTAAGCTCAACCAGGAGATTGCCCGGGAGCTACGCCGCAGCCAACAGCAGCGCATCGCCGCACAGCGCAACCCTGACGGCACCCCTTATGCCAAACGCAAACCGCGCCAGCTGCGTGGCAAGGCCGGCCGGATCAAGCGCCAGATGTTCACCAAGCTGCGCCAGGCCAAACACCTGAAACTGCAGAGCACACCGAACTCGATCGCCATTGGCTTCATGGCCCGCACGGCTCGTATCGCCCGGGTCCACCAGGAAGGCCTGCGTGATCGTCCAGGCAAGGGCATGGCTGATATCCAGTACGAGCGCCGCGAGCTGCTGGGCTTCAGCCCGGCAGACATCGAGCTGATCCGCGACCACCTGCTCGAGCACCTCACCCGCTGACCCTGCCGCTGTAACCCGGCTTCCTACAAGCTGCGCGCCGTGCGCTTCACGCGCGCGCATCGCAGCATCACCGGCATGAACATCGCCGAACTCGCTCGTCTCATCGAAAACCTTGTCCGCCTCGGCACCGTCGAAGCGGTCCAGGTGCTGCCGCCCCGCGTCAAAGTGAAAAGCGGCAACATCGTCACCGCCTGGCGCCCGTGGCTGAGCCTGCGTGCCGGCGCTGACCGCGAATGGGACCCGCCCACCGTTGGCGAACAGGTCGTACTGTTGAGCCCGTCGGGGCTACTCGCCCAGGCCGTCGTGCTCACCGGCCTGTTCAGCGACCACAACCCGGCCAACGGTGACCGCGAAGGCCTGCACCGCCGCACCTACCGTGACGGCGCCGTGATCGAATACGACAGCGTGGCCCACCAACTGCGCGCCATCCTCCCCGAGGGCGGCGTTACCGATATCACCAGCACCGGTGGCATCAACATCACCGGCCCCATCAATCACACCGGTGATTACACCCAACAGGGCAACCAGCAGATTACTGGCACCGTGACCGTTTCCGAGGACGTGGTGGCCGGCGCCGACGGCATCAGTCTGGTTCAGCACCGCACCTCTGGCGTCATGCCTGGACCAGGGGAATCAGGAGCGCCCGTCCCATGACCGGTATGAATGCCCAGACCGGGCGCGCAATCTCCGATCGCCTGCACCTTGCGCAGTCAATCGCCGACATCCTCACCACCCCGATCGGCAGCCGCGTCATGCGCCGAGATTACGGGAGCCAGCTGGTCGACCTCATTGACTGGCCACTGAATAACGCCACGCGCCTGCAGGCCTACGCCGCTACCGCTATTGCCCTGATGCGCTGGGAACCACGCATCCGGCTTAGCCGCGTGCTGTTGAGCCTGGGTGATGCACCCGGCCAGGCCATCCTCGACGTTGAAGGCTCACTCGCAGACAGCAACGAGCCGTTCAACCTGCGCATTCCATTGAACCTGGGGGCTGGGGCATGAACACGTTCACCCCGATTGACATCAATTTGCTGCCTGCCCCGCAGGTGGTGGAACAGGTCGACTACGAGCAGATCCTCAGCGAGCGCAAAGCGTTCCTAGTCAGCCTCTGGCCGGTCGATGAGCAGGCCAGCATTGCCGCCAAGCTCGCCTTGGAGTCGGAACCCCTGACCAAACTGGTGCAGGAGAATGCCTACCGGGAGATGGTATGGCGCCAACGGGTCAATGAAGCGGCGCTTGCCACCCTGCTGGCCAAAGCGGCAGGGAACGATCTTGACCAGGTAGCAGCCAACTACAACGTTTCCAGGCTTGTGGTCACCCCGGCAGATCCCGCTGCTGTCCCACCTGTCGCCGCCGTCATGGAATCCGACGACAGCCTGCGTGAACGTGCCCAGATGGCCTGGGAAGGATTGTCTACCGCCGGCCCGCGCAACAGCTACATCCTCCATGCCCGCAGTGCCGAGGGCAGCGTTGCGGATGCCACGGCAGAAAGCCCGTCGCCAGCGGTTGTCGTCGTGACTGTTCAATCGCTCCTGGGTGACGGCAGCGTCGAAGCCGAAGTGCTTGAGATCGTTCAGCGCTACTTGAGTGATGATGACCGGCGCCCCGTCGCCGATCGGCTCACCGTTCAATCGGCCCAGGTGATCACCTACGCGGTCGATGCAACGATCTACCTCTCTACGACCGGCCCAGAATCCGAGCCAATCCGGGCAGCCGCCGAAGCCAAACTGAACGCCTTTGTCGGCCAACGGCGCCGCTTGGGCGTCGAGGTTTCAGAGTCGGCGGTATTCGCCGCGCTGCATGTGGAAGGCGTGCGCAAAGTCGAGCTCGCCGGTTGGGTCGACCTGAAACCCACTCCCTCCCAAGCGGCCTACTGCGAAAGCGTCAGCGTCAAAGTCGGAGCGTCGGAATGACCGCCCTGCTGCCGCCCAATGCCAGCCAGCTGGAACGCCTGGCCGCTGAGGCGCTTGCGCAGATCGACCAGGTGCCGGTGCCGGTCAGGGATCTGCTGAACCCTGACCGCTGCCCGGTAGCGATGCTCCCCTATCTGGCCTGGGCGTTCTCCGTCGATCGCTGGGATGCCAACTGGGCCGAAGCAACGAAGCGGCAGGTGATCAAGTCGTCCTACTACGTTCACTCGCACAAGGGCACCATCGGCGCGTTGCGGCGGGTGATTGAACCGCTGGGCTATCGGATCAAGATCACCGAGTGGTGGGAGACCCAACCCGAAGGCACCCCCGGCACGTTCTCGCTGGACATCGAAGTCCTCGATGCCGGCATCAGCGAGGCCACCTACGAGCTGCTCAATGCCCTGATCGGGGATGCAAAGCCGCTGAGCCGCCATGTTGCCGAGCTGAACCTTATCGGCGTCGTCGCCGGCCCGTTGACGGTCGCCACGACCCTGCAGGATGGCCACGAAACGTCCATCTACCCCTACGCCCCCAGGCAAATCGAAAGCGCGGGCCAGGTCTTCTTCAGCGTTGCCATCTACGACGGCGATTCAACCTCCATTTTCCCGAAAGCCCCGGCGGCTATTGAGTCGCAGATCTCGATCAACGCCGCATCCACGATCGTGAGTATCGACACGGTCGCGGTATACCCCCAAGTTTAGGAGCAGGCATGGCTAGCTATTTCACACTTTTGACCGCTGTTGGCGCAGCAAAACTGGCCAATGCAATCGCGTTGCAACAAGACTTCACCATCAGCCAGATGGCCATTGGCGACGGTGGGGGCTCGCTGCCGGTACCGAGCACTTCGCGCACTGCCCTGGTCAACGAGGTGCGCCGCGGCCCGGTCAACCGGGTCGAGAAGGACGCCGAGAACCCGGCTTGGGTGGTGGTTGAGCAGGTTCTCCCGCCTGAAATTGGCGGTTGGACCATCCGCGAGGTCGGCCTCTATGACGCCGACGGGGATCTCGTCGCGTACGGCAACTACCCGGAAACGTACAAGCCTGTACTCGCCGAAGGCAGCGCCAGAACGCAGACCATCCGCTTCATCGCTGAGGTGGGGAGTGCTGAGGCCGTTACCCTGAAGGTCGACCCCTCGATCGTGCTGGCCACCCGCGAATGGGCTGAACAGCAGGCCGCTGCAAAGGTCCTGACTCATGACCAGGACCCCACAGCTCACATCGGCAACCATCCGCTGGGCCTGGGAATGCTCATTGGCCGGATGCGTGCCGGCGAGGCAGTCAAGATTGCCTTCTACGGCGATAGCACGACTGATGGTGTGGGCACGTCGGGATGGACCGCCAACCCGCTGACCGGTAACTCGGCGACCGGCACCACTGACCATGGCGCAGCTGGTGGGTACAACGCCTTCCCGCGTCGTCTGCAAGAGCTGCTGCAGCTGTTCTACGCCAACGGCCAGATCCGCTGCTACAACGCTGGCTACAGTGGTAAGCGCATGGACAACGGTTGGGCGATGGAAAACCTCGATGCTGCGGTGCTCAAAAGCCCGGTATACAAGGACTGCGAAGCCGTGGCGGTGGCTTTCGGTCTCAATGATGCCGCACAGACGGGCAGCCGCTTGAATCAGCATGTGGCTGAAAGCAGGAAGGTGATCGAGGCCATTCTCAAGGCCGGAAAGCTACCGATCCTGATGTCGGCAGATGCCCACTGGCGCAGCCATGATGACTTTGACAACACCGGCAATAACTACGAAAACACCGAAATCTCCGAGATGAATGCTGCCAAGCGGGCACTGTGCACGCAGTACGGCATTCCTTACATCGAAATGCACGACCGCCAGCGCGACTGGATGAACCGCAATGGCGGCGCTACCTGGTGGCGCAAGGTCGCTCCTGACGGGCTGCATGCGAACAACGAGGGCCATCAGATCAAGGCCTGCATCCTCGCGGAGCAGCTCATCCCCGAGCTGTACCGCGTGGGCCGCAACTTCCTGGAGCGCATCAACTGGCAGGATTCCCGCACCCGGTACCCCTATGCCCATGAAACGTACTTCGCACCGATCGTGGACTCGGCATCAATCCAGAACAACTTTCAGGTGACACCAGGCCGTTTCGTACCGGGCGCGGTGCTGCTGGACGCGTGGGTATGGTGTGAAGAAGGCGACTTGCCTTTACTCCACCGGATGATCTCGGACTCTGGGCAGGGGCACACTGACCTGACCATCGCCGAGGTCGGCAGGATCAAGGTCTACCACCTGGGCGGAGCAGATCCGTCGGTGCCGATCTACGACAAGGAGGTCAACGGCGCCGGGACAGCGGCTTACATCAACCATGTTTTCGACCGCCCTTGCCGGTTGCTGCGTCTGCCCTACGGATTGTGCCGAATCACGATGACAGCACCCAGGAAGACCCTCAGCCGGAACCTGTTCGGTGGACACTTCGAGATCAACCCCAGCTACAAAATGATGGAAAGGAAGCCATTTTTCCTCGGCGATCTGGGTAGCGTATCGCTGCTCAAATCGCCGATTTGGCAGCAGAACCTGATCGAGCACGCGGGCCCGCACAAGTACACCGTCAACGTGCCTACTGCAGGCCGGTTCGTCTACGCGGCACGCGAGGAACGGGACGGGTCCAACACTGTAGATTTCGGGGTACCAGGTCAAATGCGAGAGATCTACCTCCGGGCCAAACTCTCTCCTGGTACTGGTGTCATGCTCTTCGCCGGCCCGTCTTACCGTGAAAACGGGGAGATCATCACCAACGAAGGCGCCTTCTTCGTGTTCAGGCCGGCTACGACTGGTGTCGTTCGCCTCTATGTCTATGGCGATGAGGGCTCGATTCCAGTACTCGGCGAGGGCACAGTGTCGACTGGCCTAGTCAACGATCTACTGGAATGTGTGCTCGTCTTCGAGCGCGCCCTCACCGGTGAGCAAATCGTTCGTCTCTACGAGGGCGCGAAGGCGACCGGCTCACCTCTCATCTCATGGACCTCCGGCGCAGGGCTCTGCGGTCCATGGGCCGGTACTATGGGTGGTGCGTACTTCAACATCGTGCAGTCGTATGTGAACACTGACGTGTCGGTCGAGATCCTGGAAATGGTCGCCCGCCACTACGGATGACCTTTGGGCTCCTGGTAGGCCTCGCTTCGGCGGGGCCTTTTTGTTCGGGCTTGTAAGCCTGGCTCCTACAGCTCGCCAAGCTCGCAGCTTCTGCGCGCGCGCATCAATCTCAGGGCTCACTGAATTGCGATCCTGCGCAGGAGCCGCCACATGGCAACCGATTATCACCACGGCGTTCGCGTCCTCGAAATCAACGAGGGCACCCGCCCAATCCGTACTGTCGCCACTGCTGTGGTTGGCATGGTCTGCACTGCCAGCGACGCAGACGCCACTGTTTTCCCGCTCAACAAGCCCGTCCTGCTGACCGACGTGCTGACGGCCTCCGGAAAGGCCGGTGAAGCCGGCACCCTGGCCAAGAGCCTGGACGCCATTGCCGACCAGGCCAGCCCTGTCACCGTTGTGGTACGGGTGGCCGAAGGCACCAGCGAAGCGGAAACCACCACCAACATTGTCGGCGGTGTCACCCCCACGGGCCAATACACCGGGCTCAAGGCGCTGTTGGCCGCTGAAGCCCAGCTCGGCGTCAAGCCGCGCATCCTCGGCATACCGGGCCTGGACAACCTGGCCGTGACCACCGAGCTGGTGGCCATCGCCCAGAAACTGCGGGGCTTCGCCTATGCCAACTGCTTCGACTGCCAAACTGTCTCCGAGGCCCTGGCCTACCGCCAAGGCTTCGGTGCTCGCGAACTGATGCTCATCTGGCCCGACTTCATCAACTGGGACACCGTCACCAGCAGCGAGCAACCGGCCGCTGCCGTAGCAAGAGCCCTGGGCCTGCGCGCCAAGCTCGACGAGCAGGTCGGCTGGCACAAGACCCTATCCAACGTACCGGTCAACGGTGTGTCGGGCCTGTCCAAGGACATCTTCTTCGACCTGCAGAGCCCGGCCACCGACGCCGGCCTGCTGAACGCCGACGAGGTCACCACCCTGATACGCCGGGATGGTTTCCGTTTCTGGGGCTCGCGCACCTGCTCCGACGACCCGCTGTTCGCCTTCGAGAACTACACCCGCTCGGCGCAGGTACTGGCCGACACCATGGCCGAGGCGCACTTCTGGGCGGTGGACAAGCCGATGCACCCGAGCCTGGTGCGCGACATCGTCGAAGGCATCAACGCCAAGCTGCGCGAGCTGGTGCGCAATGGCTATCTGCTGGGCGGCGAGTGCTGGTACGACGAGGCGGCCAACGACAAGGACACCCTCAAGGCCGGCAAGCTGTACCTGGACTACGACTACACCCCGGTCCCGCCGCTGGAGAACTTGCTGCTGCGCCAGCGCATCACCGACCGTCACCTGGTGCAGTTCGCTGCCGCCGTCAACGCCTGATCCCATTTGCCCGCGCGCCCCCGGCCGCGCCGTAGGAGAGCCCGACCATGGCCCTGCCCAAGAAACTCAAGCACCTCAACCTGTTCAACGACGGCAACAGCTACCTGGGCGTGGCCAAGTCGGTCACCCTGCCCACCCTCGGCCGCAAGTTCGAGACCTATCGTGGCGGCGGTATGGAAGGCCCGGTCAAGGTCGACCTGGGCCACAGTGATGACGGTCTGCAGCTGGAATGGACCCTCGGTGGCTGGGACCTGATTGCCCTGCGCCAGTTCGGTGCGGTGAAGGCGGACGGTGTACAGCTGCGCTTCACTGCGTCAGTGCAGCGTGATGACACCGGCGAAGTCAGCGCGGTGGAAATTGTCACCCGTGGCCGTCACGAAGAGGTGGACTTCGGCGATGCCGAGCCTGGCGAAGACACCGAGCACAAGATCACCACCGCCCTCACCTACTACAAGCTCACCGTTGACGGCGAGGACATCGTCGAAATCGACCTGCTCAACTTCATCTACGCGGTTGATGGAAAAGACCTTCTCGAAGCCCACCGCAAGGCTCTGGGCATCTAACACCCTCTGCCGCCGGTACCGCCGGTGGACCCCTAATCACCAAGGAGCAATCGCATGAAAACCACCGAAACCGCAGTACCTGCGAAGAACCTCAACGAAGAAACCATCGCCCTGGACACGCCGATCATCCGTGGCGAGACCCAAATTGACACCCTCATCCTGCGCAAGCCCATGAGCGGCGAACTGCGCGGCGTCAGCCTGGTCGATCTGGCCAACATGGACGTACAGGCACTGCGCAAGGTCCTGCCACGCATCACCAGCCCCTCCCTCACCGACATCGAGATCGGTCGCATGGACCCCGCCGACCTGCTCCAGTGCGGCGTGGCGGTCGGCAGTTTTTTGCTGAAGAAGTCGGACAGGGAAGCTGCCCTCGTTGCGTAGATGAGGCGATGGCCGACCTGGCCATTGTCTTTCACTGGGGGCCGGCGGACATGGATCCGCTGTCCCTTTCCGATCTGATGGAATGGCGCGAGCGGGCCATAACGCGCTGGGAGCAAACCCATGGCAAATGACCTGAAGATGGAAGTGGTGCTCCAGGCCATTGACCGCGCCACCCGCCCCATCCGCGCCATCACCCAGGGCAGCGTTGGCCTCGGCCAGGCGCTCAAGCAGTCCCGTGACAAGCTCAAGCAACTGCAGGCCACCCAGGCGGACGTCTCCAGTTTCCGACAGGCCAAGGCTGCCAGCCTTGAGCAAGCCGCCGCCATGAAGACCAGCCGCGATCGGGTAAGCCAGCTATCTGCTGCGTTGATGGCCCATGAGAAGACAGTCCGCCCGCTACAGACCAGCTATGACCAGTTGAAGGGAGAAACAGCTGCGCTCGATACCCAGCACAAGGCGCTGACCCAGCAGCTACGTCAAACCCGAGAGCAAGCTCGGGCGGCCAACCAGGTCTGGCAAGACAACCGCAAGCGCATTCGCGAACTCGGCCAGCAAATCGGTAGTACCGCCCAGCCCACGCAAAAGCTGCGCAACGAGTATGCCGCCCTGGTCACCCAGCAGCAGGCCCAGCTGGAGACAGTGCGCCGGCTGAGCGCGGAACAGAAAGACCTCCAGCAGCAACACCGCACCAGTGCCAGCAGTGCCCGCCAGCAAAAAGAGCGCCTATCAGAGCTGTCCAACCAGCTCCAGGAAGCCCGAGCCCCCATGCAGGGGCTCAACCAGGACTATCGCACCGCCGTGCGCGAGGCCCAGGCACTCAAGGCCAAGCACAGCGCACAAGCTCAGGCACTTCAGGGACTACGGGATAAGCTGCGCGCCGCCGGCATCAGCACCAAAAGCCTCAGCGATGGCGAACGCCAGCTGCGCCAGTCCATCGCCAGCACCACCCAGGCAATGGGGGAGCAAGAGGCCCGGCTCAAGCGGCTGGCTGCCCAGCAGCGGCAGATGGCGGCAGCAAAACAGAGCTTCGAGAAGTCGCAGGCACTGGCCGGCAGCATGGCGGCGGGCGGCGCGGCGGGATTGGCCAGCGGCTACGCCATGTCCAGACCGCTGCAGGGCATGGTGGATGCCTTTGCCCCGGCCGAAGACGCGGCCACCCAGCTGAAAGTCTCCATGATGGACGGCACCGGCCAGGTCTCCGCAGACTTCAAGAAGATCAGCGATCTGGCCACCAGCTTGGGCGACCGCTTGCCGGGTACCACCGCCGACTTCCAGAACATGATGACCATGTTGCGCCGCCAGGGCCTGAGCGCACAGAGCATCCTTGGCGGTACCGGAGAGGCGGCGGCGTACTTGGGCGTTCAGCTGAAAATGCCGGTGGAGGAAGCGGCCGAGTTCGCAGCCAAGATGCAGGATGCGACCCGCACTTCGGAAAAAGACATGATGGCGCTGATGGATACGATCCAGCGCGGTTTCTACAACGGCGTAGATCCGACCAACATGCTCCAGGGCTTCAGCAAAATCGCCCCGGTCATGGACATCATCAAGAAGTCGGGCATCGACGCGGCCAAAGAGCTCGGCCCCTTGCTGGTGATGATGGACCAGGCCGGCATGGAGGGCGGCGCAGCGGGTAACGCTTATCGCAAGATTTTCCAGGCCGGCCTGAATAAGGACGGCGTCGAAGACGTCAACAAGAACGCGGCCCTGAGTAAACGCGGGATCCAGCTCAACTTCACCAAACAGGACGGCAACTTCGCCGGGCTTGAAAACCTCTATGCCCAGATCGAGAAACTCAAGGTCCTGAACGATGAGGACCGCACTGCCGTAATCAAGGACTTGTTCGGTGACGACTCCGAGACCATGACGGTACTCAACACCATGATGAACAAGGGGCTGGCAGGCTACCAGGAGGTAGAACAGAAGCTGCAGAACCAGGCCGACCTGCGCGCTCGCGTTAACGAGCAGCTCGGCACCCTGACCAACACCATCGAAGCCGCCCAGGGCAGCTGGACGAATGCCATGGCGGAGATCGGCGCCACCATCGCACCTCAGCTCAAGGAGCTCATCAACGGCATCGGCGGTGTCGCAGTCAAAGTCAAAGAATGGGTAAGCGCCAACCCTGCTTTGACCGCGGCCATTTTCAAAACTGCCGCTGGGCTGGCCATTTTGCTGGCTGCAGGCGGTGGCATTTCCATCATGCTGGCCAGCATGCTCGGCCCGTTCGCCTTGGTGCGCTATGCCATGACCCTGCTCGGCATCAAGAGCCTCGGCGCCGTGACGGCTTTCAAAGGCCTGGGCACCGCCCTGCTCTGGGTTGGCAAGGCGGTGCTGTTCATCGGTCGCGCACTGCTGATGAACCCGATCGGTCTGGCCGTCGCCGCGATCGCTGCCGCAGCCTATCTCATCTACACGAACTGGGAGCCGGTGAAGGCGTTCTTCCTCGGCCTATGGACCCAGATCCAGGCTGGGTTCAACTCAGGGCTGACCGGCATCCTCAGCTTGATCACCAACTTCAGCCCGATCGGCATGTTCTACAGCGCCTTCGCGGCGGTGATGAATTACTTCGGCGTCGAGCTGCCGACCCAGTTCACCGGCTTCGGCGGCATGCTCATTGACGGCTTGATCAACGGCATCACCAACAAGCTCGGTGCCGTCAAGGCGGCCATCAGCGGCGCCGGGGAATCAACGATCGGCTGGTTCAAGGAAAAGCTCGGTATCCACTCCCCCTCCCGGGTGTTCGCCGAATTGGGCGGATTCACCATGGCCGGTCTCGAGCAGGGCTTGAAGGACAACCAGGGCGGGCCGCTGGGTGCTGTGAACAGCCTGAGCAAGCAGCTCACCGATGCTGGTGCGTTCGCCATCGGCGCCAGCGCCCAGGGCATCGCCGTGGACAACCGTCCACCGCTGTCCGCGACGCCGGGTGGCGGGCAGGCGGCCGGAGCCAGCAGTCAAGCCGCGCCCATGGTCTTCAACATCTACCCGGCCGCAGGGATGGATGAGCAGGCCCTGGCCCGCCTGGTGGCGGCCGAAGTAGCCAAAATCCAACGCACCAACCAAGCGCGCAGCCGTAGCGCGCTGTCCGATTGGGAGTAACCCGCCATGATGATGGCCCTCGGCATGTTCGTGTTCAGCCTGGAAACCCTTGCGTACCAGGAGTTTCAACGCCAGACCGACTGGCGTCACGCCAGCATCTCGCGTATCGGTACCAACCCGGCGCGGCAGTTTCTAGGCCGGGGTGATGACAGCATCACCTTGCCCGGCGTGCTGTT